AAAGTTCCGATTACCATTGGTTCTTGCATTGCGTAACCATCTCTAAAGTAACCAAACACCCATGTGCCTTCAACAATAAAACCAGGACTAGAACCTAAACCTGATATACCACTAGAAGTAATTGGATGAATCAGTTGCGACCATGGTAAGTCACTTGTAGGCAGGTCATCTTTGTTATCCGTATGAATACCCACACAACGCACTCGTAGTCTGCCAAGTTTCTGTGGGTCTTGCCGGTCTTCAACTACGCCGTTGAACCATATAAAGTTGTTTTTTCCTAAAAAATTGTTGTCGTACATTTTATTTTCTACCGATATTTGTCTGCTTTTAATCCACTCACCATACGCATTAATTAACTATTTACGAATAGTTTACGCACTCTGTTTACCACCTTAGTATATATCACTTTCCCTTTATTAATCAATACAATAAGACTGCGCCAGCACGCCGTAGGCGCCGTTAGAGACCACTTAGAGACCACTCTTAGTTTACTCTTACTCTTAGTGATTTTATGTGGTCGCTGAGATAACTTGCTGTTTTCTCGCTTATCTATCCACAATAATACTTGTCCTAACATATCTCCCTCAGCATGTCCTGTACTTGCTACTCTTACATGTTTCTCTGTTTGTTTATCTCTCATATTCTCATTGGAGGCCAGCTACCATTTCAGCGCCGGACTCTCTTAATTCTCTACACAACTGCGACATCCTGTTCGTATATTGGTTTTACTGTCTTCTTGTCTTTACCTACGATTAATGGGTCGGATTCACTAGGATATGGCGTCCTAACGCTGTCCTTCATACATCTAAGTATCATTTCATGCGTTCCTGTCTCTAGTGTGGCAATGTGTTTTATTGCCATTATTAGATATCGACCTGATATAAACGGATTTTCTACTTCATTGTCACCTGGTCGTAATAATGGTGCATTAAAGTAAATGACATCACCTGCATTTAAATTTGTATTACCATATACTGTAAGTGTAAGGTTTAAATTCTGCATACCTTTTCGTTGACTTGTAATCTTTGGTAATGTATCACTTGTTGGTACAAATTCGTAGTCATTATGTACCTTACTTGTTTCGGTCACCACCATTTTCTTACTATTAGGGTATTCATTTAAACCTTTGCCTGTATCATTTAATTGTGCGTTTGGCAATACATGTTTTTTACTATCATCGCTGTCACCTATACTTTCAGTATGAAAACCTTTTGCATAATCTTCAATGTAATTAAAATCATGTGTTTTAATTGTTTTATTAAATGCGTCATGCACTACTAATCTGTTTGCGTACATACCACCAATAATATTACCTAGTGTGTCAGCATGTTTGTCTATATCGTAAGCAATTATAGTTCTCATACGACTTTCAATGTCCATGACCTCTGACCCTTTTGTTAGGTCATTTATGAATTTTCTATCAGCGTCATGCTTTTGTACAACTTGTGTTTGATAATGCATTTTTTCTTTTCTGGCATTTGACCCATTTAAAGCTACCATTGATTCAAGACTTCTAAATTGAAACCCTTTTGAAGTCTCATAAAACAAATAACCTGCGTTGTTGTATTTACCTGATACGCATTGTGTTGATAAAAAGTTAATTGCCTTTAATGGTTTTAAACTAGGTATTACATACTTTGCATTTGTAGCAGTATTTTCAAAGAAGAATGGTTTTTTAGATTTTAATTTATTATCAACAATATCATATACTGCGTTCTCAATAGGACCTGCATATGCTTTACTGACTGTTTCTAATTGACTATTTAAAAATTCAGGTGAACAAAAATGTATTTGATAGTATTGTGCCTTGTCTTTGTCTAATACTTTTGTTACATTGTCTACCTTGTATATGGAAAATGGTGTGCCATTATCTTCGGTCATATCATAACCTGGCATACCGGGTGTATTAAACTTTAATGATAATCTCTCTAAGCCTGTTAATGGCAATATTGACCTGATATCTTGCGTATCAAATACTGTAACTGTACCATAAATTGTGTTTCTTAAAATATCTTCATGTATTTCAAATACATCACAAATACCCCTAATGTCCATAACTTTAGGTGCTGATTCATCTTTTTGTTGTCTGTATGAAATTATATCAAGTACAGTTAAATTGTACTTACCAACTTTATCTAATATTGGACTGTCTGTAATTGCCATGTCATTATCTTCTTATCAATTTTTTAAATTCTTGTTCAAATACACCCAAATATTGAGGATTTAATATTTTAATTTGTCTTTTTTTATCTTGTTCTCGTCTTTCGTATTCTATATTTGATACTGATTCTGCACCAACATAGTCACTATTTACTTCAAATTTGTGTGTATAGTCTGCTGGACCATCACCTGTTTGTTTACCACTTGATTGAGTAATCTCATAATGATGTATGCCATCTGGATTAGAATATTTGTCTGCGACATATTGTTGAAATACATACTCATCTAACGGCCAGTCATAATATCTATTGACAATATTATTAACAAGTGTTACAATCCAAAAATAATCTGTATCGCCATATATTTTATATGCTATATCTTCTGGTTTCTCACCCTCTGCAACATCATATCTATCAAACAACACAACATTGTCTGCCAATTTACTTCTTATTTTAACTCTTCTAAAAATATCTGTAACAACTGTTGTATTTGAGTTAACACCAGTTAGATTATATGTTATTCTAGGAAATGATTCAAAAAACTTTGACATTATGCACTTGCTCCTGGATTTTCACCAATATCACCTTTTGTCAATATTCTATCTTCTACAAAGTTAACTGTTAATTTTGTGTGTACAGGCTGACCTGTTTCAAATGTAGACCATTGTTGGTCTGGTGAATAATCTACATCAACACTTGTACAAAAACAAGCACCAATTTTGTGTAAATGTGGATTTTCTTTATCATCAAACATATAACTAATTTTAAAATAGTTTGGTGTTACAAAAAAACCACCACTTCTTGATAAACCTGGATGTGAGTTGTATTTAAATATATGTATAATCTTGTTTACTATTTCTGCCTCTTTTTGACTTCTAGGCCAGAAATCAAATGTATATGCAAATGTTCTTTGTTGTGGTGTATTATAAAATGCCTCGTTTCTAGGGTTTATTGCAAGACCAATTCTTTTTAAACCAAATCTAACCGGGTCACCTGCACCTGCAAGAGAGATAAATTCACCTACTGCCTGAGCACCTTGTCTTGCTACTGCACCTGAAACTCCTTCAAATGCACCTATAATTTTATCTCTTACATTAGTAGCATTCTTGATATTTGTAAATGATTGTTGTAAATCGCCTGCTAAACCTGATTCTGTATCAGTATCATAATTTTGTTGATATGAAACTTTTACATTAGGTGGCATATAAATTGCAATAGCAGAATTTGATATAGAACCCTCAGGCACCTTTGATGTAATTCTATCTACATTGCTTAATTCTTGTTCTGATTTAGTTTTTTGACCAGGTAATGTGGTTTCTGTAGTAGGTTGGTCTGACCTACTAAACATGTCACTTTGTTGAGGTTGATATCTTACAAAACCTGATTCAAATATAATATAGTGACCTAATTCTTGTGAACCTAAATCTAAAGGATATTGTATGAATTTAAAACTTAAAGGGTCTTCTCTAGCCATTTCTGCATTGCTAGAAGGTATTTCAAATGGAGATTTTGTTAAAAGTTTTGCTGATACTTTACCTGCACTTTTTTGGTCTTGTTGACCTTTAAAATTGCCTGCTATATCTGCGACTACAGAGCCAGCTAAACTGCCTAATTGATTTTTGAATGCTTTAAATCCCATTTGATAAATACCTTTAGTTAGTAATATTTATATAGATTATAGGTGATATATGAGAAAGAGTTATAAGGGTTTATACAGACCAACCAATCCTAAGAAATACATAGGCAATACCAAACAAATCGTGTATCGGTCTCTATTAGAAAGACGGTTCATGCGTTATTGTGACCTCAATGAAGATATACAATTTTGGGCAAGTGAAGAATTGCCTGTTAGATATTATAACCCGCTAGACAAAAAATATCATAGATATTTTCCTGACTTTGTTGTAAAGACGGTGAATAATGATAAGTACATGATTGAGATAAAACCCTCCCGCCAAGCAGTAAAACCCAAAGCACCAAAAAAGAAAACAAAATCGTATATGCGTGAATCATTTGAGTATATTAAAAACCAAGCCAAGTGGAATGCAGCTAAAGCTTATTGTGAAGATAATGGTATGCAATTTAAGATTATTACCGAAAAAGACCTTGGTCAATATTAACCGTAAACTCCATTTTAATTAATTCTATCAAAGTATGGGTCTGTAGCAGTAGATAATGGCGCATATGAATTTTCTGATTTATAACCTTTTTGACTTTGGTCTTTAATTGAGTTATCAATACTACCAATCACAACACCACCATTATTTGTGCCACCTGCATTATTAATTGTATTTGTTTTGTAAGTTGTTTCTGTTACATTACCTTGTACATCTTCTACAATAGTTTTTTGTATATCATTTGCACCACCTTCAACTTCGGTTGTAACTTCATTGCCT